TAACATTATTGTCATTAGACGATTATTACAATAAGAGTAATAATATAGACATAGCAAAAGGAAAATTTGAACTAACCACAAGCTTTAAAAAGGCTTGGAAACAACGTAAGAGAAATGGCAATAGATAAAACTATAAATTTAAAAACAACGCTTGATGAAAAAGGTTTAAATGAGCTAGAGTCAGGATTAAAGAGGGTTGATAAAGAGCAAAAGAATGTTAGTAGTTCTGCAAAAAAAGCAGGCGCATCTGTTGATGATTTAGCTTCTAATGGTGGCGCTATTGCGATACTTGATAGTTTAACAGGTGGTTTAGCAACTAAATTAAAGGATACTTATGAAGCTGCAAAGTTATTTAATTTCTCATTAAAAGGAACTAGAACGGCTTTAATAGCAACAGGTATAGGTGCTTTTGTTGTTGCGCTTGGTTTAGTTGTTGCTTATTGGGACGAAATTGTCGAGTTTATTACAGGTGCAAATGAAGCATTAGAAGAACAACATACGGCGTTAACTCAAAATTTAAGTTTAATTGATAGCGAATTAAAATTATTAGATAAAAAAAAGAAATTTAATGAGGCAAATGGTATAAGTAATGACGAACTTTTAAAAAAGCAAAAAGAAATACTAATTGAGAAAAAAAAGATAATTGCCGAAGATATAAAAATATTAGAAGCTCAATTATTAAGAGAGGAAAGCGCAGCAAAAGAGGTTGGTTGGTTTAAACAATTGCTAAATATAAGAGCAGGAATAATACAGAAAGATGATGTTATAGACCCAGAAGAAAGTAAGAGAATAGCAGATTTAAGGCTTCAAATTAACGCTCTAAAAGGTGATGCAATAGAAACTAATCAGGCGATAATTGATATTGATAACCCTAAAGAGCCAGAGCCAGTAAAAAGAGATAAACAAACCGCATTAGGTAGAGCATTAACTGCTGAAGAACAAGCTGCGGAATTGCAAAAAAAACAAAAACAGTTTGAAGAATTGTTTGGATTGGAAGCTATGCAAAAACAGGCATTAGTAGATTTAAACAAGTCAGCTTTAGATGCTATATCAAATGACAAAAATATAAAAGATGCAGAGCAAGCAGTAAATGATGCAAAATATTCAGAGATAAGAAAAAAACAATTAGACGATGAAGCTAAACTAAAAAGAATGCTTCAACAACAAGCGTTAAGTGATGCCTCCAATACTTTTGACCAAATAGCACAAATAGCAGGTAAAGATAGTAAAATAGGTAAGGCTATGGCTATTGCTAGTGCAACAATTAACGGTATTCAAGGTGTTCAAAATGCTTATACAACCGCTCAAAGTTCTCCTATTTCTGTTTTCTTTCCAGCCTATCCAATAGTACAAGCTACACTTGCAGGAATTGTTGCAGCTAAAAATATTGCAGCAATAAAAAGTATAAACCCTCAAAATGGTGGAGGTAGCATAAACGCTAACGCATCAGGTGGCGGTGCATCTGCACCATCTTTTAACGTTGTTGGTACAAGTGGCACAAATCAATTAGCGCAATCTTTACAACAACAACAAGCACCAATACAGGCTTATGTAGTAGGAAGTAATGTAACCACACAACAAGAGTTAGACCGTAATATTGTCGATACAGTTACGCTAGGTTAAACCATCTTTTTAAACAAAATTAATTAAAAAAACGTTATATGTTATGATACCAGTTTACGAAGCAATATTTAAAGAAAATGAAAACGAGGGGGTTTACGCTCTATCAGTTGTAAACGATCCAGCTATGCAAGATTTATAGATAGCTTTATCAGAGGAACCTCAAAAAATAGAGTTTGCACAAGTTGATGAAGATAAACGTCTATTGTTAGGTGCTGCATTAATCCCTAACAAAAAGATTTATAGAAATGTAGATGGCAAAGAGTTCTATATAACTTTTACAGAACAGACTATTGAGAAGTTAGCGCATAATTTCTTTAAAAAACAAAAAAACAACAACTCATCTTTAGAACATGAATTAAAACTAGAGGGAATGAGTGTTGTGGAAGCGTGGACAGTGCAAGACCCTGAAAATGATAAGTCTAATGCGTTTGGCAAAACTTATGAAAAAGGCACATGGGTTACAATGATGAAAGTTGATAACGACGAGATTTGGAATAAAGTAAAAGAGGGCGAAATAAAAGGATTTAGTATAGATGCAGTCCTTGGATTGGATAGAATTAATTTAAAAACAAATATAGAAATGACAGAAGAAGTAAAAAAAAGCATCGTAACTGATGTAATTGATGGGGTTAAAACCTTTTTCGCTTCGAACAACGAAGCTGCACCAATGGCAGAAGAAGTAGTAAAAGAAGAAGTAAAAGCTGAGATGCCTGCATCAGATGTTGAAGCATTAAAAGATGCTTTAAAAGAAGTACTAGCACAATTCTCAACAGATGTAGATGCTAAACTAGAAACTTTAAAAGCTGAATTTACGGCTCAAAATGAAGTTAAAGAAAAAGAAATTGAAACTTTAAAAGCTGAATTAAACAAGCAGCCAGAAGTGGAAAGCGTTAGCGTTTCTCCTGAAGCTAAAGCAGAAGTAAAATTAAACAAACAATCAACTAAAAGAGAAAGTGTAAAAGATAGAGTTTTTAAAAACTTGTCTGAAAACTTTTGGAACTAATCAAAAAAAAAGAATTAAGAAATGGCAACAACAGAAACAATTAGCAGTAACTACGCAGGAGAAGCGGCATCAAAGTTTTTCTCTAACGTTTTATTAGCACCTACAACAATTACTAACGGTGGTGTATCTTTTCAAGATGGTATCCGTTATAAATGGAACTTACCGACATTAAATATGTCAGGGATTATCGGTAACGCTTCATGTGACTTTACAGACATCGGAACAGTAACAAGAGCTGAACGTGTTTTAACAGTAGAGGGTGCAGAGGTTAACCTTAAATTATGTAAATCAAAATATAGACCTACTTTTGATCCAATGGGTGCGTCTTATTGGTCAGGTTTAGCACCTGAATTTGCTTCACACCTTATTGGTTTAGTAGGTTCTAACGTAGCACAAAATAGAGAGTTAACAATTTGGCAAGGTGCAACTGCAACAGTTGGAGAATTTGATGGTTTTGAAACTATCTTTACAGATGAAGCATTACAACCAGCTGCATACGAAATAGCAGGTACAACTGTAACGGCTGCAAATGTTATAGCTCAATTACAATTAGTAGTAAATGCTGCTGATAGCGCATTATATTCTAACGAAACTTTTGCAATTAGAGTAGGTACAAACATTATTAAACATTATATCGCTGCACAGGCTGCATTAGGTTATTTAGACAGATACAATGTTGATAAAACAGAATTAAACTTCCAAGGAGTGCCATTAATTCACTGTGCTGGAATGTCTGACGATGTAATGTTTGCAACTTACGCTGATAACCTTTATTACGGTATTGGAGAAGCTGGAGATGCTCAAAGAGTTGATGTGATAGACCAACAACCTTTAGATGGTTCTGATAACGTTAATGTCGTTATGAAATGGGCAGACGGAGTTGTATGTGCAAATCCTGCTGACGTTATCACTTACGGTATCACAAATTCAGGTAACTAATTAATTAAACATTAATCATATTAAAGGTGGTAAGTTACAAAGCTGCCACCTTTTTTATTTAAAAACATAAAAAAATATGTCATGTGTACTAACATCAGGTAGAACAGAGCCTTGTAGAGATAGCATTGGGGGTTTAAAAAATATATTCCTAATCGATTACGTTGAGGACTCTTTTACTATTACGGCAGGCGAAGGAACTGCAATAGACGCTGGAATTTCAGACGTTTATAAATATGAATTATTAGCAGATGGTAATACATTTGTTGAAACTGTAACAACAGATGCAAACACTAATAACACTACTTATGAGCAGGTTTTAACTGTTGTTTTAAAGAAACAAGATTTAGCTTCTACAAATGAGTTAGACGTTATATCAAAGGCTCGACCTATTGTAGTTGTTCAATATAGAGATGGCTCTTACAAAGTGCAAGGAATTTCAGACGGTACAGTAGTAACAGGAGATAATCAATCAGGTGGTGCAAAATCTGAATTTAACGGTTATAATAGAACGTTTACTGCTACTGAAACATCGCCAGCACCATTTTTAGATAGTGCAACAATAACGGCTTTATTAGCTCTAGTAAGTGCGACTAATATTAACCCATAGTATTCAAATCTACTATTAAAAATTATGCATCTGTAAAAGGGTGCATTTTTTTTTAAACAAAAACATACTTTTTAGCGTTATAAAGTATGAGAGTATTAAAACTTACAGGAGATAGACTTATAAACGTTGTTTTAAGAGATTACGCAAAGGAAACAGTACGCTATGATGTTAAATTCTATAACGAAAATACAAAGGCTATATCTACATTAGAAGTCACTAAAACAGTTGCAGAGATACAAGCAAACAGTAATATGTTACAATTTGTATATACAGAGGATAGAGTAGAGGGCGACGAGTTTTCATTTTATATTTACGGCAAAGGAGAAGCCCCTATTTTACACAGAAATAAAATATTTTTTACGGACAAAGTACCACAAAATTATAGCATAAATGAATAATAATATATCACTAATTCAATTATCTAATTACGTTGCACCAGATATACAAGAGAATGTAGGTCGTAAATGGGTAACAAATGGTAAGAATAATAATTTTTATCAGTATATAATTGACAGATACAACGGAAGTCCTACAAATGAAAGCGTTATAAACGTTTATAATTCTCTTTTATATGGACGTGGTATTGTAAAAAAAGGAAGTACAGATTTATACGATGAACTAAACGAGTTATTTTCAAAAAATGAACAACGTAAAGCGTTATCAGATTTTAAAAAATTCGGTTTATTTAGTTTAAAATTAGTTAGAAGCGTTGGTGGTGGTGTTGCATCTATTAAACATTTTCCTATTGATAAGTTAGCAATGTCTAAAGCTGACGATAAAGGGAATATAAATAGCGTATTTTATAGCTTCGATTGGAATAATCCTCACAAGTATAAGCCTGAAGAAATGCAGTTATTTAAAGGCAAAATGACTGAAAGAGAAATGATACTTTTACATAAACCGTATCAGGCAGGAAACTTTTATTTTGCTTATCCTGATTATATGGCAGCGTTGCAATATTGTGAGATTGAGGAGGAAATAAGCAATTTTAGTATTAACCATATAAAGAATGGGTTATCTTTTGGCTATGTAATTAACATGAATAATGGCGGTTCGGTTTCAGATGAGCAAAAAAATGAAATAGAGCGACGTATAAAAGATAAATTAACAGGAAGCAGCAACGCAGGAAAGTTTATTTTAAGTTTTAATGATGGCAAAGAAGCAGAGGTTACTGTAACATCATTAGACGTTAACGATGCACATAACCAATGGGAAAGCCTACGAGACGATGCAAAGTATCAAATTTTAACATCTCACGGAGTTACAAGTCCTTTATTGTTTGGCATATCTACTGCGACAGGTTTTGGAAGTAATGCAGACGAACTAGATACGGCTTCTAAATTGCTACAAGATTATCAAATCACACCAAAACAAGAAGCGTTTTTAGATGCTATTAAGCCAGTTTTAGAAATTGCAGGACTAGAAACTGATTTAGAATTTTTAGAGTTAAGAGAGACGTATGTAAGTGATGCAAATGTAATAGAGCCAATAGTAAAAGATAATGCAGTAGAACAATTAGATGAAAATGTTAATCTAAATAGTCATATATGTATGAGTGACGATTTAGAAGCTACTGTTGAACTTGCGGATCATTTAATTAGTTTTGGCGAAGATTTAAACGAAAAAGATTGGTATTTATTAGCCGTTAATGAGGTAGATTATGAAACTGATGATATTATTTACGAGTCTTTAAAATTTGCTACAAGTACAGGAGTTGCACGACCAAACGCTAAAAGCGCACAAGATAGCGATGACATCGTTATAAGATATAGATATGTAGGTAATCCAGCACCACAAAGAGAATTTTGTTTAAAAATGATGTTTGCAAATAAGTTATATCGCAAAGAAGATATTTTGCAAATGGAAAAAAGCGGTATCAACGACGGCTTCGGTTTATCAGGTAGTAATGTTTATTCTATATGGAAGTGGAAAGGTGGCGGTAAAATGAGCGCAAAATATCCTAACGGAACTTGTAAGCATAAATGGCAAAGAGAGATTTATTTGAAGCGTGGCGGTGGTGTAGATGTTAATAGTCCACTAGCTAAACAAATAAGCGTACAAGATGCAAGACGTAGAGGTTATAGTGTACCAAGTAATAACTATAACGTAGGTATAACACCACATCAAAATAAGAGTTAATTATGGCACTAATAACATCGCAAGAAATTAAAACGAATACGTCAATGGGTGGCAATATAGACCCTGACAAATTTATGCACCTATTATATGATGTTCAGGTATTAATATTAGAGCCATCTTTAGGCACTGCATTATATGATAAAATTGTAACAGATTTTGAAGCTGATAATTTATCAGGCGACTATTTACAATTATTTAATAGTTATATAAAGCCTGTGTTATGGCATAGCGTTTATGCTCAGTATTTAAGAGATGGTATCATATTAGCGCAAAATACAGGTATTTACGAAAACTCGCCAGAGAATGCAAGTCAAGCAGATATTGAAAATGTAAAGTATGTTTCTAAATCGGCACAAAGTAAAGCTGATGTGTATCTTGAGCGTATGGAACGTTATTTATGTGATAAATCAATTCCAGAGTATAGCAATTCACAAGATAATGATTATGATTTAGAGCCTAAAGAGATTAATACTATAAGCGGTTGGTATTTGCCAAATGGGGGAGAATATCCATACGCTAAATATTTGAAAAATAATGACTAAAAAGAGTTATAAACGTAAGCGTGACGACAACGAAGTTAAGGCAGAGCATTTGCAAAAAATGAAAATATATTTAAAAAAAATAGATAAATTAATAAATAAGAATAACAATGGGACAATTTAGTAATAGACCAGACTTTGTAACGGAAGCGTTAAGCGTATCAGCAGGAGATGCAGGTTTAGACAGTGTAGTATTATTTGTAGGTACAGGCGGAGATTTAGAAGTAGTACCAGCAGGACAAGCAACAAGTGTAATCTTTAAAAATGTTGCAGATGGCAGTTTTTTGCCGATAGTAATAACAGAGATTAAGTCGGCAGGAACTACTGCGAGTGATTTAATCGCATTAAAATAATAAGCTATGTATATACCATTCGGAATAGGTAAAAGGACTTGGTTTGGTAGAGCAAGCGGTGGCGGTGCAAACCCTAACTTCATATTCACAGTTAAAACAGACAACGCAGGTACATCAACAGATAACCAATTTACAATACCAACAACGGGTACAGGATTTTTGTATGATATTACGACAAGTGATGGTTATACTGCGACAGGTGTTACAGGTAATCACACTATTACATTTCC